TTCAAATCTTGGCGGTCTTGTTTTCCTTTCAGGAAGCATAGACAAAATACCTGGACCGGGCCTCTTCTTTATAACGGGTCTTCTAGCCATCTTTCTTATTCTCTTTCTTGTCTTTAGCTATGCGCTCTCTTTCAACACGGGCTTTAAGCACTGCCATGTCTTCTTGAGAACCTATCTTTTCTTCTTCCATTTTCAGCTTCAGAACCGCTATGTCTTCTTGAGATTTTAGCTTTTCTTCTTCTGATTGGTCCTTCTGTTTAAGTTTTGCTTTATCTAAAGCGAGCTTCTTCTCGGCGATTTCTTTATCGTCTTGATTTTCTTGCTCTCTGATCTGCAACTCTTGTGCTTTCAATTGTACCACTCCATCATCAGGTGGTGTCAAGATTTCTTCAAGAGCAGGCATCACTGTTTCCATTAATTGTAGTTCCACTTGCGCCTTGAGCGCTTCTTTTTCTGGGTTAGGTGGAGGAGGTCCGCCCGGAGGCATTCCCGGAGGTCCGCCCGGAGGCATTCCCGGAGGCATTCCCGGAGGTCCGCCCGGAGGCATTCCAGGTGGCACTGGTCCACCTTCTTGCATTTGCGGAGGCATCATGCCATTTGCTCCTGGTGGCAGGGCTTGTTGTTCCGGCATTTGTTGGTCGGCAATGTTTTGTGCCTCTAGTGATATGTGCTGAAAGATGTGTGAAACCAAAGATGGAACCGTTGCCGGATTCATCATGGCCACAGGACTTTCTAATAGGGTTAGGTGCGCCTCAATATGCGTCATATGTTCCTGTTCAGGAAACGCGGTAGCAGGAGCACCCATTAGTGCCGCGCCGTTTTCTTGCGCGGGGTCCACAGGAGCGGGAGGTGGTGGATCAGGCATTAATAATGCGTCAATGTTTTCTGAGCCTAACGCTTCGTACATTCGGCGATAGGACTCTTTAATATTATGTATTTCTGGATTGCTTTGTACTAATTGCAGTTCTTGTTGTGCCAATGTAATTCTTTGGCTCATTGAGAAGAAGTTTGGATCCGATACGGGAAGCACATCAACACGACCATCAAAGTCTTGTTGTTTAATCATTTGATCGCCACCAGCTACTTGATAAGGATACTCAGGTGGTAAAAACTCTGAAAACAGTCTAGCTAGTATTTTAAACTCTGTTTTTTGTGCATAGTGCAGTCGTTTGTGTACCGCCGACATAACTCTTGTGCCTTGTTCCAATAACGCCATAGTGGTACCAACAGGCATTTCTTGGTTGCCTTCGCCAATTTGTAAATTAGCAAGGGAAGCAAATCTTTGTCCCGCTTCAACACAAGAACCCATCAAAGCAAGTAGGGTTTGTGAGGGTTCTTTATACGGCAAAGGTATTAAAGAATCCCGAAGTGCTCCTCCTGGTGCATCGACATCACGAAACTCACCTGGTTCTATTGGAGTTTCATCATCCCTGATTCTTAGTCCTCTGGCTTTAAAACCAGCGGGTAGGTTAGCGAGCGTTCCAGCATCAATAAGTTGTCTTAGTGCTCCGGTTGCAGTTCTTGATAAACCGCCGATCATATGAATTAAGCCGAACCCGTAGAAACCCAAACCAGGGAGAAATTTATAATGAACGAAATATTGAATTTTTGTTTTCAGTGGATCGTTCGGATTGTAGTTTCTACGGATCGCTAATACCTGATTTGAAGTTCGATCAACGGTGATTATATAAGGGAGATGAAAACCATCGGGGTCTTCAAAACCAGGTATGTCCATGGACACATGAAACTCTAAGAGCTCATACATCATTTCATTGGCGCTTGTAGTTAGTCCTTCAAGCTCGTTTACTTTGTCTTTTGGTTTGCCGGTAATATTTGTTTCACTGGGTTCTAATGGAATGTCTCGATAGAAACCGGCCACTTGTTGTGTACGCACTTCGTTGTACGTCATTTTTACAACATGCGTCACTCTTTCACAGGTTTCAATGTCACTGGCTGTGTACGGTATCACTAAATCTTCAGTGGGTACAAAAGTGCTTACAGCTCGTTGTTTACTTGGATCAAAATAGACTTTCTTGAAAGCAGACCCTGCTAAGGGCAAATAAAACAGTAATTGGTCCATTTCAGGGGTATATTCCTGCATTACCGAGGTAATTTGGTAGTTCATAAACTCTTGCACTCGTTGTGCTTGAGCCTCGCTTTCAGGGTTTTCAAGACCCATTATTCTGGTTTTTACCGGTCCTTTTGCTGGCAGCAGCTCTTTAAAAGCTTGGGCTTGGAATTGAGTAACTGATTCTGCAAGGAGGGGGTGGGTAACGCCACTTGCTCCGGGAAACGGACGTTCTCGGTCTTCATATTTGAAACCGAGTAGGTCAAGCCCTTCAACATAGGTTTGTTCCCATTCTTGACGACTGGAGTGGTCTTCTTCAAAATCGCCCATTAGGTCACTGGCTATTAGACCAAGCTCTGAATCATCTATGTACTCTGCTAAGTTGGCGTCAAATGGAATGTCTTGCATGTCCATTTCTTCTGGACCAAAGTTTATTTCTGCTGAACCGTCTTCTATAAAAGAAACAGAGGCTCCATTGTCCATGGTCCCTGGTTCTTCGATCTCGACCGTTTGTCCGTCCTCGACGTCTAAGTCGATTAGATCAGAGATTCGATCTATGTTAGTCGGCTTGTTTCCGCCAATCATTGCCATTAGTCTACCCTCATTTTTGGATCAGCTTGGCCCCAGGACCTAGGAACCGGTGAAACCCAATCCATTAGAAACTCACCTGTTTTCTCTCCGAAGCTCGGTTCTGGCATCATTGTTGCCTCTGCCATTTTTGCAAGGGCTGGAACCGCCAAAGCTTCTTTTCTCATCCTTTTAACATAATTAGTAATTTCTTTGTTTACTTGCTTTGCCAGCATTTCATGTTCTGCTGCTTCTCTAAACTTATTAAGCTTTCTGGCCTCTATTGCTCCTTGCTGACTCCTGCGAAGCTCTGTAAGCAACTCTTGTGCTTGGGTTCTTGCTGTAGAATCTTTAATTCTTGGTTTTGAGGCTTTAATCGCTTTTGCAAGAAGGTCCATTGCTCCTTGTTGTATTGGCGATCTTTTACCATAAGGAATATCTGTGTTAAGCAAACGAATCTGTTCTTCACGATCCATCCGACTTAAATCAGGGTGGCCCGGATACCTTTTTCTTGCAAAACCCGCTTCGCTCCTGTTTTTACCAATGAGTTGACCTGTTCGGCCTTTTTGCATTTGTTGCAACAAAGCTAGTATTCCTTTCGGGTTGGGCATTAGTAAACGCCGGTAAACTTAATGCCGCGTAGTGCCGCGCCTCCACCTCTTGATTTACCTTTACCCGCACCTGGTTTTGGTCCTTTGCTAGTAGCTACCTTTTTAGTTTTTGCATAAGGAGCAAATCCTTGGTCCTTGATGACTTCGCCTTTTTTAGCTTTCACTGTTTTCTCCTAGTAATATTCTTTGATTCTGCGCGGAGCGTTCTCCTGCATATCATAATCTGATTCTAACCCAATAAAGCCTCCCTGTCGATAACGCAACAGAGCCTGTGTGGTTGAGTCTACCAGATCATCATGTTCGCCGAAAGGAAATGCCGCACATTCTTCGACCAGTTCTTCTGCCCAACGGGTTTCTGGCACATAAACCATGCCCGCTTCCAGAATCGGCGCAACCGAGTTTACCCGTGCAATTTTATCTTGCCCTTTACCAGGGGAATAATTCACTACTGGAATCCCCGCTTGCCGTAGTTCATCGGTTAGTGGCATTCCAGAGGCTTTGGCTTCGATGATAATGGTGTCAGGATCCCAATATTTGTACTGCTCAACGGCTTCTCTTTTAAGTTGAGGAAAATCCCACCGCCCTTTTTTAACGTCGAGCAGCAACAGTGCCGGTCGCGAAGACCCTTCTTCGGGCTGAAACACACACCAAGTAGTAATAGCAGAAAAGTCAGCGGTTTCTTTTTTGGAAAAGGCAGTATCGTAGCTTTGAATGACAAAGTGCATTTCTGGCACCTCTTTTTTAGTCCATTTTTTCCACCACTCACGTTTTAGTATCGCGCCTTCTTCCGATGTCGGATTTTGCATCCACTGGGCTTCCCATTTGGACACCGGAAGAGAGGCTTTTACCCCTTCCAGTTCCTCAATTTTCCAGTATCCGGGCCATAAGGCTTTGCCGGAATCGGGGAAAATAGCCGGAAATTCCACTACTTCCCATTGATCGGCATGTTCTTGGCTCTGTTTACTGAGCAGTCTCCCAGTTAAGTCTTTAGTGCTCCATCTTGTCATCACAATGACAATGGCACCTCCTGGTTGCAGTCGTTGTCGTGGGCCTGAAGAATAGTATTCCCAAGCATTGTCCAAGGCTGTTGGACTCAAAGCATCTTGTTCACTGTGAATGTCATCAAGAACTAAAAGATCCGCTCCCCGACCGGTAACAGCTCCGCCGATACCCGAATAGAACGCTTCACCACCGCCACTGGTTTCCCAACGTCCGGCAGATTTTGAATCCGGTTTAAGCGCTACTCCTGGGAAAACAGCTTGGTATTCGGAGGAGTCAATAATATCTCTGACTCTTCTACCGAAACGAAAGGCGAGTTCAGCAGTATGGGTAATTTGCATGACTTTGAGCTTTGAGTTCCTGCCAAGAACCCAAGAGGGAAAATAAGTGCTGGCGAACTCAGACTTCGTGTGTCTGGGTGGCATGTTGATAATAAGCCGTTTTAGTTCTCCGCGTGCCACTCGTTCTAGCTTTTCAGCAAATATTTGGTGGTGTCGCCCTTCGATAAAGTCGGGCCACATATGTCTAACATACGTCAGAAAGCTTTCTGCGCCATTGCGTTGGAGCTGTTTAGCGTTTAATGCCTCTGTTAGTTCAATTAATTCCTTAGTCGCATCAGGGTATTGCTCTGCTAAACGGTCCAAGTCAATGTTTACATTATACGTCGGTTTAGTTCCTTTTGGCATTTATTAATATGCTTCTTTTTAGAGTTATGGTTGTTTATATAGTCTATTAGGTCCTTGGTCGAGGTACCTTTCATCCAATGATAACGGACCAAGGTCTTGCCGGTTCTACGGTTAAAGAGCTTTTCTGTCGGTTTAAATTTAATCGGCATTTTCTTTATTGTGCGTGATGTTTTTGCACCACCAGTAAAATTCACTTTCTCCCAAGGTATGTTTCATTGTATTCACTCTTTGTGTCACCAATTGAACGTTACCTATTATATAGCCTTTATTCGGGTCTTTTCTATCAATACTGGCATTAAAGTCCTGTTTCCCTTCGCCACCGTGCCACGTCATAAAGACACCAGATAGTGCACATTTTCCATTTTGTTTTCGCCAAATATTTTTAATATTATCCATATCGAGTTCCCATTCCATGTCTTTCCGCGCATTTTTGAGTTTTGAAAAAACCACAGCGAGATAGGATTCCGGGCTATGATTCCTTGCAGCGTTTCTTTGAAAGGAGGTGCAGCGTCTACAAACGTTTCGCTTGCCGGTGTATTCTTCTTGGGGAAGTTCTCTTTGGCAAGTGACG